GTTGTCGTTATCGACAACGAATCGGCAGAAGCCAACGATGCCTTCAACTGGTATGAAGACGACGCAGAGAATCATGTCTTGGATATTCGAGACATCGATGCTTGTCGTCCAGTTTTCAAAGGTGTCGAAGCAGTCTTCCATCTAGCAGCACAGTCTAGAATTCAACTTGCTATGTCCAATCCGTTTGACTGTGTTCAAACGAATGTCATAGGCACTTGCAATATGCTGGAACTTTCCCGTGAAGTTGGAGTTCAGCGTTTTGTCAATTCCTCAACTTCATCTTGTTATGGTCTGAACAATACTCCTCCTCTTGTGGAGTCCATGCCAACGGATTGTTTGAATCCGTATTCAGCAAGCAAAGTTTCTGCTGAAAAATTCTGTTATATGTATTATCGCCTGCATAAACTGCGGACGATCACGCTTAGGTACTTCAATGTCTATGGTCCTAGGCAACCTCTGAAGGGCATGTATGCCCCTGTAATCGGTCTGTTCCAAGAACAAGCACGGAAGGGTGAACCCCTGACGATTGTTGGAGACGGGACGCAGCGTAGAGACTTTACCCATGTCGATGATGTGGTAGAAGCAAACATGTGTGCTCTCAACACCAACATCTCTGGAGTTTCTGTCAACATCGGAACAGGCACTAACTACTCCGTGAATGAGGTTGCTGCTATGATCTCTGACAAAGTGACTTACATCGCTCCTCGTAAGGGTGAGGCACAGGAGACTCTAGCCGACAACACAAAAGCAAAAAATATGCTAGGATGGGAACCAACAATCGACCTTAGGTCCCAACTCTGCAATGTTTGACATTGACCGCATCAACCTCGAAGAGTTTTTTGGATGCGTAGCAGCAACCAATACACCTCAGATGAAGTCGAATGCTTTCAAGACCATTCGCACTTGGTTGCAGGAGAAGTCTTTCGCCAAGTGGAGTGACGGACAGTTGCGATATGTTGGTGACTATAAAGACGGTATGGACTTTGAGTCAGATGAACATGCCTATGAGATGAAAGGCAAACTAAAGATGTTCAACAAAAACGGTAGCACTTCTGCCGTAGACTTGAAGAACTTCCGTGGTGAGAGTAAGGTAGTCAATAAGACGTTTGACTACATGATCCTTGTAGACACCCTGTCTATGAGTATTGCCGTCACTGATTGGGAGACCATCCAGAAGCGTATTTACTTTACTGAGAAGTCACCTGTTGCTAAGTTCAAACTAGAACCTGGCGAGTACACAATGCTCGCAGAAAACGTTACCCCTACTGAGAAGTCCATGACTTCTACAGAAATTCTGGAAAATCTACAAAAGATCCTGTGATGTATCAGTCATTCAAACTCAAGACTCCTCTTCGTTATCCTGGCGGCAAGTCACGTGCGGTAAAGAAAATTTACCCATACCTTCCTGAACTGAGCATGTACGACACCTATAAGGAGTGCTTCCTTGGTGGTGGTAGCATGGCACTCTGGGTAACCCAGCAGTTCCCTGGTGTGGACGTTGAGGTCTGTGATCTGTACGAACCGCTTATCAACTTCTGGAAAGAACTCCAGAAAAGTGGAGACCGTATGGTTCGGACTCTTACTAAAGCAAAGCAAGATCACAATGATCCTGACACTGCACGGGTGCTTTTTGATGAGTGCAAACTGATTATCAATCAGCAGTCACGTTCTAACCATGATCGTGCCTGTGCTTTCTATGTTGTAAACAAGTGCTCTTTCAGTGGACTGACAGAAGCATCTTCTTTCTCCAAGCAAGCGAGTAATCAGAACTTTAGTCAGAGTGGTATTGATCGTTTGTCTCAGTTCTCTGAGTTGATTCAAGACTGGAAGATCCGTCACGATTCCTATGAATCTCTTCTCAATGTGATGGACAATGCATTTGTCTATCTTGATCCTCCGTACGACATCAAAGACAATCTGTACGGTCGTAAAGGATCTATGCACAAGTCGTTTGATCATGACGACTTTGCTGCTAAATGCAATGCTGCAAGGCACGACTGCCTGATCAGTTACAATTCAAATCAGTTGGTAGAAGATCGGTTTGGTGACCAGTGGAAAGCGGGTGAGTTTGATTTGACTTACACCATGCGTTCTGTTGGGGATTATATGAAAAACCAAACACAACGCAAGGAACTTCTACTGATGAATTACTAGATAGTATGGTATATACCTGACCATGAGAAGACTGAATTCGTTTTTCCTAAACGTAACTGTCGCGATCCTGGACTATCTCTACAACGGTAGAGATTATCAAAGATTTTGGGTGCTTGAGGAGATTGCTCGGGCACCCTATTTTGCTTTCTTGAGTGTGTTACATTTCCGAGAAAGCATGGGTCTCCGAGGTCCAGATCACATATACTTGATGAAGCAGCACTTCGAGCAGAGCGTCAATGAAACCGAACATCTGGAATACATGGAGAGTAGGGGCGGTAATTCTTATTGGATTGACCGTTTTCTCGCAAGACACCTTGTTCTTGTATACTATTGGACCAATGTGGTGTATTACTGGTTGGCTCCTAAGTCAGCGTACCATCTATCGTACGAGGTAGAGGTCCATGCTGCTCATACCTATGAGAAGTATATTCGGGACAATGGAGAAGACGAAAGGATTCTGGAGATCATGAACGATGAAATCGAACATTCTCTTGAACTGAAAGCCGCAATGGAAAAGTGCCTAGATAGTACCATCTAATTGAGTAATATGCTGTCTACTCAGTATCGTCTCCGTCTGCAAGAGATCTGTAGGAAGATTGTCAATAAGGAAGAAGTTCCTTTAGCAGACATGATTTGGGCAAACAAATTAGCGAAGGCAAATACTACGGCAAAGACTTGGTTGAACCGTGCTAGGAGGGAGGTCCTGAACCCTGGTGACGATTTTTTCAATGATCTAAATCTTGGTTCTCCGGACCCGACCGAGCACAAACAGAATTTTGATGGTGCTGAGGATATTATGGATTGGTTTCGTCATGAAAGATGTGACGACTGGAGACAGCGAGATTGAAACACACGGTATATCAACACTGGGATCCTCTGAAAGTATGTGCAGTCGGGAGGTGCTTCCCTCCTGAGTACATGAGTAGGATCCAAAACGCCAAGGTTCGCCCCGTTATGGAGAGGATCTGTCAGGAGACCTGTGAGGACCTAGACAAACTTGCAGATAAACTGCGAGAGTTTGGCGTCGAAGTGCTCCGTACAGACCTCTGTGACGACCCTGACGCCTATGTAGACGGCAGACAGGGTGCACCCCCCGGAAAGGGTCAGGTGACCTGCTATCCGCCCATGCTGCCCCGTGACTACACGGCAATGATTGGGGATACTTTCTATATGCCTGGTCAAAAGTTTGGGGATAAGATCGATATTCGCCATGTTTTTGACCAGTTGACCAGTGGAAAGTCTGAAGGCAACGGTTCTCGTGAGAGACTACTGGCAAAACTACTAGAGGATGCACTGGAACCGGACAAAAATCTGTCCACCAGCATGTCTTTGTTCAAATTTAGGACAAGAAAAAACTATCATACCGCTGCAAAGACCCTGATGGGTCTTGATGCCGAGCAAATGCGAGAGCAAATTACTCTTGCAGAGACGATGCAGATTGGAAACAGTCAAAGATACCCTTCTACGGGATCATTTTATCCATTTTCTAGCATTGAAAAGTGGTTACAGGACAATAATGTCCCGATTGTCTATGATCAACACATCAACACTGCTACTAGCATTAGATGTGGCAAGGATTTATATTTTAGTTTCTGTAATGTTATCAATAAATTGAATCAAAAGAGTTTTGATGCTAAGTTGACTAGATTATTTCCTAATAATCGCATCAATTACTTGGCACATACGGGTCATAGTGATGGTTCTACCTGTGTGGTCAAACCTGGACTGGTAGTTTCCCTAAAAGGAACTGAAGATTGTGAGAAATTGTTCCCTGGTTGGGACATTTGTTCTATCAGCGGTGAGTCTTGGGACAAAGTGGACGGGTTCCTCAAGATGAAGGAAAAGAATCGTGGCAAATACTTCGTTGCAGGTGAGGAAGACAACGATGATCTGATAGAATACATGGATGTCTGGTTGAATCACTGGCAACTGTACGTTGAGGAGTCTGTCTTTGACGTAAACATGCTTGTAATCGACGAGAACAACGTGATCTGTAACGGTTATAATGAGAAGGTGTTTGACGCTTTTGAACGTCATGGTGTGACTCCTCACATCCTGAACCTTCGACACCGTTACTTTTGGGATGGTGGTCTGCACTGTGTCACATCTGACATTTCTCGTCAGGGTGAGTGTAAAGACTTCTTCCCAGACCGTGATGACTACCAATCCAAAGTTATAGCATGAACTCTACACTGACTAATTGGGTAAAGATGCTCACTACACCTAGTGAAGCGTTTGGTGGTATGCCACCATGTCCATTTGCAAAGAGTGCTTTCCTTCGCAAGAAGGTAGAAGTCCTTGAGTACACAGACTTTGCTCAGATTGTTGGATACATGACAAAGGAGTGGACCAAAGAGGTGGTCATCTTTGTCATTGATAATATGAATGCCAACTGGGTTACTGACCTGGCAGAGAAATGTAACAAAATCTATCCAGAGTTCTTGTTCTTAGAAGAACATCCAGACCTGGTGGAGGTAGTTGATGGTCAGCACTTGAATAGCGGCATGACATTGCTCCTAGTGCAGAAGAGAAAGGAGTTGGAGGACGCTAGAAAGGAGTTGAAATCAACAAAATACTATGATAAATGGACCGAAGAATTGAAGCAAAGGATTTTCAACCGATAGATAATATGCTAGACTGGTAATTTGGTAGACACTATGTCAGAAGAACCAACGGACCTCTGGGAGGACATGGCAACCCTCAATAGTCTTTATGAAGAGTTGCTTTGGGAACCTAGTGAAGTTCTTGAGTTTGTTCCTGACTACGAAAACGACTGCATTATTATTCGCCGCAAAAACAAATGGACTTGAAGGACTGGTTGAAGTCGATCAACGAAACTAAGGACAATTTGATCGATGAAGATCCGTTGCTAGAGTCAAAATATCTCCCCTACATTGTCAATCGATGCATGTCTGGGCATATTGATGCCTTGATGTATGCAAATGAGATGAATATCAATTCTCATCTGGATAAAAAGTTACAGTATGACTTCTTTCTAAATAGTCTGAGATCCAAGAAGAGATTCTCTCCTTGGATGCGGAAAGAAGAGTTATCAAACCTCCAAACCGTCAAAAAATACTATGGGTATAGTGACGAAAAGGCGAGGCAAGTGCTTCCTCTACTATCTGATGAACAACTAGACATTATTCGACAACGACTTGACACTGGAGGATTGAAATGAGCGGTACTGAACCGATTTATCAATGGTCGCCTGATAAAATGATTGAAGTGGTTCTTGCAGAACCAGATGATTTTCTAAAAGTACGCGAGACGCTTACTCGTATTGGTGTAGCGAGTCGCAAAGAGAAAAAACTGTACCAGTCCTGTCATATTCTGCATAAGCAGGGACGTTACTATATTGTACACTTCAAAGAACTGTTTGCTCTTGATGGAAAGAAGGCAAACTTGAGTGTGAATGACGTTCAGCGTCGTAATCGCATCGTAAAACTGCTTGTAGACTGGGGTCTTGTTCAGATTTCTGAAGAAGGATTCAATAGAATTGTTGACGTTTCTCCTCTAAATCAGATCAAAGTTATCTCATTCAAAGAGAAAGCAGAGTGGTCTTTGGAAACGAAATACAACATTGGTAAGAAAAAAGTTACCACAGATACCTAAATAAATCGTCGCTCTTTCGTGCGCGACACGCTACATACGGAATATACGCTACGAGAAGGGGGGTTACCAACACCCCCTTTTTCATGCTTGCTCTTATAATTAGTACTGTAAGAGGATTGGGATCTTAGGATCCCCCTTTTACGCCAAAGGTTGCCTTCGGGGACCACACAACACATTCTGCCTAACAGGAGAACAATGTCTAACATCGAGAAGTATCGTGCAGCCAGTCTGCCGGACCTTATTGACCGTATCAATAAGAACGCCCTTGGATGGGATCAATCATTCAATCAGTTTTGGGAATCAAATACCTTTGGTGGTAACTATCCTCCATACAACATCGTACAACTCAGCAATCATGAGACCAGACTTGAGGTAGCACTCGCTGGATTCAAGAGAGATGAAGTCAAAGTCTTTACTGAGTATGGTAAGTTGGTTGTAGAAGGATCCAAAGCAGAAAACGAAGAGGAAGAATATCTTCACCGTGGTTTAGGCACCCGGAAGTTTACCCGCAAGTGGTCGATTGCCGAGGATGTCAAAATCAATTCGGTGACTTTTGAAGATGGTTTGTTGGTAGTGAACATCGGTAAGATTGTTCCTGAGCATCACGCCCGTAAAGATTACCTCTAAATACTACTACGGTTAGTAGTCAGTAAGTGTACCGGAGAATCTTACATCATATCAAAGCATCAGACTTGCGGGAGACCGCAGGTCTGACTTTGCGTTTTAGGGAAGACTTGAACCCCAAGTTTTGGTTTGGTAGTAAGTTGAAACCTGAAGTGCGTAAGGCACTGATGAATTTTGCTAAAGCATTTGCAGATTTTGTAGATTTGGATGATCGTGCCATCTCTGATGTGTTGATGTTGGGTGGCAATGCAGGGTATAATTACACTCAGTACAGTGACATTGATGTCCATCTGGTTGTAGATCCTGATATGATCCCAGACTGTGATCCAGATTTGATTGCAGACTACTACATGGACAAGAAGACTCTGTGGGAACTGACTCACGATGTCAAAGTCTATGGTGCTCCTGTAGAACCCTATATTGAACGTCCTGGCATCACTCGTAAGAAGAACCAAGGTGTGTATAGTGTTCTCAAAAACAAGTGGGTGCAGGAACCCGAGAAGATGGAAGGTGAGATTGATGAGTTTGAACTGACTAAGAAGACAAACAACCTCAAGAACAAAATCGATACTCTGATTCAGACTGAGAAACCTGAGGCACTCAAGAGTGTCGTACACAAACTCAGGTCAGCACGTGCGTCATCGCTTGACAAGTTTGGCGAGTATGGATTTGAGAACCTGGTCTTCAAAGAACTAAGAAATTCTGGGTATATCGACAAGATCCGTAAGTCTATGGTAGAATTGAAAAACCGAAAGCTGTCGCTTCCATGATCCAAATTTTGTTATTGAAGAACGATCTCGTTCTGATCTCTAGGATTGAGGAGGTATCTACTGAACTCGGAGAACCTGACTGCAAACTGATCAACCCTTATAAGATGGTGCTGCATGGTGACTGCACCGATAGTGTCACGTTTGAGTCTTGGCCTTCGTTTACTGATCAGAAGGAGTTGATGATCCACTCTGATAGTATCCTCACCCTAGTCGAACCTAATAAGTTCCAACTCGATAAGTACCAATCACTGACTGCTGAATGAGGTATTACACGAACGTTCAGATGGTCGGCAACGACTTTCTGGTCCGTGGTTATGAGAACGGTAAATCATTCACTGCCAGAGAGAGTTACCAACCTACATTATTTGTACCTAGCAAGAAGAAAACACAATTCAAGACGCTTGATGGACGTTATGTCCAGAGCATACAACCTGGAACAGTCAGAGAATGTCGTGAGTTTGTACGTACCCACGAGAACGTAGAGAACTTTGACATCTATGGGAACAATCGGTATATCTATCAGTACATCTCAGATAAGTATCCTGAAGATCAGATCGACTTTGATCTGAAGAAGATGAAACTCGTTACTATTGACATTGAGGTGTCAGCAGAACGAGGATTCCCTACTGTTGAGGCATGTGACGAGGAGATGCTGTGCATCACCCTTCAGAACTATGCTACAAAACGCATCCTGACCTTTGGTATCGGTAAGTATCACAACACCGATCCCATGGTCAAGTATGTGGAGTGCAACGATGAATATGATTTGTTGCAGCACTTCATCAACTACTGGTCTAGTGACCCTCCTGAGGTCATCACTGGATGGAACTGCCAACTGTATGACATCCCATACCTTGCCAAGAGGATTGCTCGTGTCCTGGGCGAGAAGCAAGCAAAGAAACTGTCTCCGTGGAATCTACTGACCTCTGAAGAGACCTATATCATGGGTCGTCCACACTTGGTGTATGACATCGGTGGGGTCACAGTGCTTGACTACATGGACTTGTACAAGAAATTTACGTACAAGGCACAAGAAAGTTATAGATTGGACTATATTGGAGAGGTTGAACTTGGTCAGAAGAAACTTGACCACAGTGAGTATGACACCTTCCGCGAGTTCTACACAAAAGACTGGCAAAAGTTTGTCAGGTATAACATCCAAGACGTGAGACTGGTTGACTCCCTTGAGGAGAAGATGAAACTCATTGAACTGGCAGTCACCATGGCATTTGACGCTAAGGTGAACTTCACCGATGTGTTTTACCAGGTGCGGATGTGGGATATGATCATCTATAACGACCTGAAGAAGAAGGGTATTGTCATTCCTCCCAAGAAAGATGCAAACAAGAACGAAAAATATGCTGGCGCATATGTAAAAGAACCTATCCCTGGCATCTATGAGTGGGTTGTAAGTTTTGACTTGAACTCTCTGTATCCGCACCTCATCATGCAGTACAACATCTCTCCCGAGACTCTGCTAGATGACAGGTACCCTAACGTCAGTGTTGATAAACTCCTGAATGAAGAAGTAGACCTGTCTGGATTGACAGATACCACTGTATGTCCCAACGGAGCACAGTTTACTAAGAAAGTTAGGGGATTCCTTCCCAAACTTATGGAGAAAATCTACAGTGAACGGGTGGTCTTCAAGAAGAAGATGCTCAAGGCGAAGCAAGAGTATGAAAAGAATCCTACAAAGGACTTAGAGAAGGAGATTGCCCGGTGTAACAACATCCAGATGGCAAAGAAGATCCAACTCAACTCTGCTTATGGTGCTATTGGTAACAATTACTTCCGCTACTACAAACTAGCAAACGCAGAAGCGATTACATTGTCTGGTCAGTTCAGCATCCGCTGGATTGAGAACAGAATGAACCAATATCTCAACAAAATCCTGAAAACTGAGGGTGAAGACTATGTTATTGCTAGTGACACTGACTCTATCTATCTCAATATGGGTCCTCTGGTCGAAACTGTATACAAAGGGAGAGAAAAAACTACTGAAGGCATTGTCGATTTCCTTGATAAGGTCTGTTCGATGGAACTTGAGAAGTATATTTCGAGTTCTTATGAAGCGTTGGCGACCTATGTGAACGCATACGAACAGAAGATGTTCATGAAGCGTGAGACTATTGCTGAACGTGGTATTTGGACCGCTAAGAAGCGATACATCCTCAACGCATGGGATATTGAGGGTGTCAGGTTCTCGGAACCAAAACTCAAGATCATGGGCATCGAAGCAGTCAAGTCATCGACTCCTGCACCTTGTCGTCAGATGATCAAAGATGCTCTGAAGATCATCATGAGCAAGACTGAGGTGGATGTTATCAATTATATTGAGGACATGCGTCGGGAGTTTAGAAAAATGGATCCTGCTGCTGTCTCATTCCCTAGATCATGCAACAATGTAGATAAGTACAAGAGTAATCTGTCTATCTACGCCAAGGGCACACCTATCCATGTGAGGGGTGCACTTCTATTCAATCACTATATCAAGAAGGCAGATCTTGGATCTAAATATAGTGCTATCAACAACGGAGACAAGATCAAGTTCTGTTATCTCACCAAACCGAACACAATCCAAGAGAACGTTATCTCTTTTACTGGTGATTTCCCTAAAGAACTCGGTCTAACGCAGTATGTTGACTATAATTTGATGTTTGACAAAGCATTCCTTGAACCACTCAAGGCAGTGTTAGATGCTATCGGGTGGTCTGTTGAAAGGCAGGCAACTCTGGATCTTTTCTTTGTCTAATGCTATAATCGAAACACTAACAGGACACTATGGACCTCCCCATCAACGATAAAGAACTGACAACCATTTGTAACGCACTGCGTCTCGGTGGCGACACTTCTCTTTATCAGAAACTGGTTCGCATCAAGGATATCCGTGCCGATAACCCTGGTGGACCGTACAAAAAAATTGCTAGGGAGCAGTTTGGTTACGTTATTTGAATGAATCTCGTGTTTTTTGAAAAAGTTAGTCTGGTTACAGGCGGATTCGACCCTATCCACAGCGGTCACCTACATTATTTTGATCGTGCTAAGGACTTTTCAGACTACCTGGTGGTAGGATTGAACGGTGATCCTTGGTTGAAACGTAAGAAGGGTCAGTATTTTCAGTGTTGGACTGAACGTGCCGACATTGTACGGCATCTTGACATGGTTGATGCTGTCATCTCTTGGGATGATGCCGATGATAGTGCCTGTGGTGCTATCGAGAAGTGTCTAGACATTGCAGAGACTGTTGTCTTCTGTAATGGAGGAGACCGGGGTGCAACTAACACTCCAGAATATGAAAGGTTCAAGGATAATGAACGAGTTGTCTTTGAATGGGGTGTGGGTGGTACAGAGAAGATCAATAGTAGCTCCTGGATCCTTCATGGATACTTTGAGAGACAACGTAAACTATTAGGTATTTGACATGGATTTTTTCAAGGACATCATCAAGGAGATTGGCGATGACTACACAAAACTCGCGTCGGATGTTGACGATACGGAGCGATTTGTTGACACTGGCTCTCACATTTTCAATGCCCTGGTTAGTGGCAGCATTTATGGGGGAATCAGTGGCGATAAAATCACTGCAATCGCTGGTGAAACCTCCACAGGAAAAACATTCTTCTCCCTTGCGGTAGTCAAAAACTTCTTGGAGAAGCACCCTGACGGTGGTGTCATGTATTTTGACACTGAGTCTGCTATCAAGAAGGGTATGCTGGTCGAGCGTGGCATTGACCTGGAAAGGTTTGGTCACGTGCAGGTTGTCACTATCGAACAGTTCCGTAATCGGGCACTGAAGATTGTTGACAAATATCTCAGTCTAGATGAGAAGGATCGCAAACCCATGATGTTTGTACTAGACTCTCTAGGAATGCTCTCCACTGAAAAGGAGATCAAGGATGTCCTTGAGGACAAACAGACCCGTGACATGACGAAGAGTCAACTCGTCAAGGGTGCATTCAGAATGCTTACACTCAAACTCGGTCAAGCAAATGTTCCACTCATTGTCACCAACCATACATACGATGTCATCGGAGCTTACGTACCAACTAAAGAGATGGGAGGAGGTTCGGGACTCAAGTATGCAGCGAGTACAATCATTTATCTCAGCAAAGCAAAAGAAAAGGATGGAACGGAAATCATTGGAAACATTATCAAAGCTAAGGCAGTCAAGTCACGTTTGAGCCGTGAGAACCGTACTGTTTCGATCCGTCTGTATTACGATGAGCGTGGTCTTGATCGATATTATGGTCTTCTGGAGCTCGGTGAAAGCACTGGGGTAATCAAGAAGGTCGGCAATCGATATGAGATTGACGGTAAGAAAGTGTATGCCAAAGAAGTGTACAGCAACCCTGAAAAGTATTTCACTCCAGAGTTGATGGAACAACTTGACGAGGCAGCAGGCAAAGAGTTTAGTTATGGTAGTTGACCTACCACTATTCCCTATACCCATATCTCTTTATAATTTTGGAGAAGACAATCACGAACTAAACGTTGATTTAGTTACTGATATACTCAAAGAACAAGACAGAGATCCTGATGGTGTGACTCGATCAAACCTCGGTGGGTGGCATAGTAGTTCTGATTTAGAGGATAGGTACGAAAGTTTTAGTACCCTCAGAAACCAGATAGAGAATAGTGCTAACGAATATTGTGTCAAGCATGGGTATCTACCTGGACTTGTTTGTCAACAGTTGTGGGCAAACATAAACCAGAGTGGTGACATGACTGTTGGTCATCATCATGGTGTG